TTCAACACTTTCAACACTACTACTACTACGACTACAACAAGTTAATATAAAAAGAAAGCGAGGTGTCAACCGGCACAAGATAGACAAGGAAGCTTGTGCCGGTAACAAAAATGCCATGTACAAAACCATTAGTATTTCAGATGGATACGAAAAAACCACAGCTGTGGGGAAGTCTGGAGAACCTATCAAAGCAAGGACTGCAAACGGACATCATGGACGGAGTCAAAAAAGGAAAATTCGCATTGTTACCATGTGGTAAGTGCGAGTACTGCCGCAAACAGATGGCTGACCAATGGGCAACGAGAATTGAACTAGAAGCCAGAGAATGGGACGATGTGATTTTCCTAACGCTAACTTATGATGATGAACATATACCTTATGGTGAAATCATCAAAGGCTACAGAAGCATTCAAAGCCAAACGGTAAGCAAACGAGACGTGCAGCTATTTATAAAGCGGCTACGAAAAGCATACAAAAAGCCGATAAAGTATTTCCTAGCAGCCGAATATGGAGACAGAACAAAAAGACCACACTATCACGCAATAGTATTTGGACTGAAGCCACCGGATGCACAATGGTATAAAAACCAAAAAGGCAACAGCTATTTTAAAAGCGAATGGTTACAAAAAATCTGGGGCAAAGGCATGATAGACTTCTCGCCGGCACAGCCGGGAAGCTTCGCATACGTGGCGCAATACGTCAACAAGAAAGCCATAGGCGCAGAGCAAGAGGCAAAATACTGGATGGAAGGTCGAGAACCTGAGTTCCGAATCATGTCGAAAGGCATCGGCGAAAAATATCTGAACGAACACAAAGATGAAATCTTGAAAACGGATAACATCATATGCGCAGGAGGACGCGAGAAAAGGCCTCCACGCTATTTTGACAAGATACTTGATAAAGATACCAGCCAAGACACAGAAAGCTATTTTAGGGCACATTCTGACGAGCTGAGAGAGGTTAGAGCCAGACGCAGACGCAGTGCAATACAAAGTTTAATCAATCTCGAACAGAGCACAACCGTGGATTATGAAACCTATCTCAACATTCAGAAAGAAAAAGACAAGCTAAAACAAAAGTGGCGTGAACCGAAAGCATGACGCGCACAGCGCTAAAAAGGAAAAATTTATTAAGCCGAATTCCGCTGCGCTCCATACGGCAAGGCGCTAAAGCGCTTTCAAAACAAAGGAGCAGGGAAGAAGGTTACAAATTTATTACAATCATCAAAAATCATTGAAAAAGCTATTGACAGTGGTATAATTAAAGTAGAACGAAGCAAGTCGGGGAGACCGTTCCAGAACCTTGAAAACAGAAGAAGTGCAAGTCGGGGAGACCGTTCCAGAACCTTGAAAACAGAAGAGGTGCACACCATGAAACAGTACAAATTTTTAGCAAGAGTATATTTCAAAAACGGCACAAAAGAACAAAGAATGTGGATAGAGACAACCAAGGACGCAAAAGAAAAAGCCGAAAACTGCAAAAAGGATGCGAATGTAAAAAGCGTAACACTTTACAGAATAGACCAAACATTTGAGTTTTAAAGAGGTTGACGAAAATGCTTAAAAGCTATATCATGGACACAGACGCAAACGAAAAAGTAGGGCAGCACTTTAAAGTGCGAGAATTTGCTTGCCAAGACGGTTCACAAGTCGTATTCATCGACAGCTATTTAGTGTCAATCCTGGATATACTCAGAAACCAAGCCGGCAAGCCGGTAATCATCAACAGTGGATACCGGACGCCGGCAAGGAATAAAGCGGTAGGCGGTGCAAAGTACTCATATCACATGCGAGGAATGGCAGCAGACATACGAATCAACGGTATGACCGCAAAAGAAATTGCCAACAAACTGAATGCAATCGTACCAAATGATGAATGCGGCATCATCGTATATAACACGTGGGTACACATCGACACACGCACTAAAAAATACAGAAAGGGGGTATAAAATGGCACACAGAAGCGGAGCGGGTCGAGGAGACCAGAAACGATTTACCCAGACTGCAAAGCGGGTAAAGAATGTCAACGTAAGACCGAAGGTATCACGAGGCGGCATTCGGCTGTAAGCGACACAAACCAAAGAAAGGAGGTGACTTAATGGCATTGATTAAGGTCAAGGACGTTAAGGAAGCAATTGCGCTGATGATGAACATCCTTGAAAAGCTCGATGAAATCTACCACGCACTAAAGGACGCAAACAAAGACGAAGAGTAAAGGAGAAAAACATGAAACTGAAATTCTACTCATTCCACGATTCATTGACCAATGGCTACTCACAGCCGTTTCTGCAGAACAACAGGGCACAGGCAGTCCGAACGGCACGATGGAAAGCCAACGAAAGCAAACCGAGTGAAATCGAAGACATTTCACTCGTAGAACTGGGCGAATTCGACACCGAAACCGGCTACATGAGCGAAGCCATGCCTGAACACATCGCACGACTCATCGACCTGAAGGAGACGACCAATGCTAAATCCTGAAGCAATGGTAAGATACTACGGTCTGCCAACCGAGAGAGTGAAAAACAATCCGGGCAGCAAGACCGCGCCAACGTGGAAAGCGGTTAAACGACCGAACGGCACAACCGACTACATCGAGCAGCCGGACGAAAACACATACGAGAAAATCCAGCGAGCCGGCGAGGGCTACGACCTTGCAAGCGCAATCGCACGACTGGAAGCCGGGGATACCAGCATCAAGGCAAAGAGCATGGTATACACCGAAGGAACAGAGCTCGAAAATCTGCCGAAAGATATCATGACGATGCACGAAAAGGCCGAAGCTGCAGCCGAAACAATGGAACAGCTGAAACAGGTACAGCAGACCGAACAGCCGAAGCCGGCAGAGGAAGAAAAGAAAGAAGAGGTGAAGGAAAACGAACCGAAACAGTGAAAACCATTTCGCGCAAGTGCCACGGATGGAACGACCACGAAGCAAATTTGACCGCAGTCACCAGCTACTGACAACCATCAACGAAGGCGATTTGGTACCCATCTACTTTGATGAAGTGCTTCCGGGCGATACCGCACGAATACGTCTTAACGGTCTTATCCGTATGAGTACGCCCATCTATCCTATCATGGATAACTGCTACATGGACACATATTTCTTCTTTGTTCCATGCCGTCTGCTGTGGGAACACTGGGAGAACATGTTCGGCGAGAACAATACCGATTACTGGGCAGAAAAGACCGAATACGACACACCGACTTGCATCATCGGCGGCACCAGCGGTCTGAATAACGGCAGTATCGGAGACTACTTCGGGCTGCCAACCGGAGTAAAAAATGCAATCCCAGTAAACGCACTGCCGGCACGCGCCTACGCAATGATTTACAACGAATGGTTCCGAGATGAAAATCTGGAAGCACCGCTGATGCTGGGATACAAAAAAACAGATGATGCCGGCGTCAACACAAACGCAACAAACGAAACATGGAGCGCAAACAGACCGGATACAACGACAAACACAAACGAAGCACTGCTATACGCTTACAAACCCGCAAAAGCGGGTAAATTCCACGACTACTTCACATCCTGTTTGCCCTCGCCGTTAAAATCTGACCCTGTGGAAATCAGCCTGACGGGCAACGCACCGCTTAAACTGGGAGATATAAATGGTCAACCAATTCCAGCTCTAGAAACAGGCATTGGCCCAGAAATGGTAGTAGGCGTAAGCCAAAGTCAAAATATCCCGGGAACGTTAACTTACTCAAAACAAACAAACCAAAAAGTAATGACATTCACAGGAAAAAAGGATGGCGAAATCGGCGCAGCAGGTTTTATGTACGCAGACCTCAGCGGAGTCAGCGCAATCAGCATTCAGGACTTACGCATGGCAATCGCCTTGCAGCACATCTTCGAAGCAGACGCACGCAACGGCACGCGGTACCGTGAATTCCTGAGTGGTACGTGGGGCGTAACATCACCGGACAGCCGTCTACAGATTCCGGAATACATCGGCGGACAGCGCATTGCAATCAATGTTAATCAGGTTGTCCAGACAAGCCAGACAGACCCGAAAACCGGGCAAGCACTGGGCAATACTGCTGCATACAGTCTGACCACATGCAGTAAGCAAATGGTGGACTATGCAGCAACCGAATACGGCTATATCATCGGTCTAGCGGTTGTACGAGTAGAGCACAGCTACCAGCAAGGGCTTGCGACCAAGTGGACACGCCACGGACGATTCACATACTACGACCCGCGGCTAGCAGCACTGGGCGAGCAGCCGGTGTATAACCGTGAAATCTATGCAGATGGAACAGGCGAAGATAACGAAATCTTCGGATATCAGGAAGCTTGGGCAGATTACCGCTACAAGCCTTCTTACGTAACCGGCGAAATGCGTTCTAACTACCAAACGAGCTTAGACGCATGGCACTATGCGGACGATTATGACACGCATCCGCGTCTCTCAGCAGAGTGGATTCAAGAGGGAACAGAGAACATTGACAGAACAATTGCAGTGACAAGCGCAAAAAGCCACCAATTCTTGTGTGACTTCTAC